TATCTTAGGCATTCCTATTAAGCCAATAGAGGCTAGTATAGACAACGCTCGTTAGGATGAGACAATAACCTATGCTCGCACTTTTTAGTTAATAATAAATTATTAGTTAAACAGAGAAGAAGGCGGACTGTGAGCCGTAATGGATAAGACACAATTGATTCCATTTAAATATCCAAGCTGGTGCTTGGTTCGAGAGGAAAGAGGTGAGTCGCCTGTTGTGTGGCGGACAATACCCTCAATCGGAGTAATTACCGATATTAACTTGCCCCCTCTCCTGTAGGTCAAACCCTACCCTTCTCTGTTTAGTCAATAATAAAAAAGGATTATTAAGTAATATATAAATATGAACACATTCAAAGAATATTACGACAAGAAGTTTAAAAATAAAAATGACAACGAGAAAAGATTGAAGTTTATGGAGTATGTTGCTGAGCATGAAACCGAATGTAGATTTAAAGGATTGAAAGTTAAAAAAAGGAAGTATTTATTAGATAATAATTGCAGTGATTTATTTGAAGAATTATGGGAGAAGACTTGCAAATTATTTGAAGATAAAAACATAAGACCAGAGCTAAAAACTAATTTTAAGTGATATGAAAAATTCAAAAATATGTATAGGAATAAACGAAGAGGAAAAGCTAAATAAAAATTTAGTGATAATGATAAAAATCAGATACACCCTAGTAATGCTATTAATGTTTTTAATTTCAATAGGATTTATAGGGTGGGCGATAGTTATGTTAAGTGGGGTGGCAAGTGCAAAATCAGTAAAAACAACTGTAAGTGTAAGCGTGCCAGAAAATTTCTGTAACACCTGCATAGCAAACATTAATCCATATCATTATAAAAGAAACATGTTTCAGACTAGATTTTGCGAGTGGATTTGTGAGAGGTATAAGTAATTGTTAACTTATCTTTATGGAGAAAATAAATAACTCTATAGAGATTAGTTAACAATAATGTTGACTAAAAAAGGAGTAAAAAAATGAGATTTAAAATGACATGTAAAAAATGTTTCAAAGTATGTGGATGTGTAATAGATAGTAATTGTAAGATGTGTGAAGATTGTGAACATACAAAAAAAGAATGCGACATACTGCTTTCTGCTATACACAAAGAAACAGTTGGATCTTTATGCGAAGAATGTATTTCAGATACTTTTACTGGAATTGGGCTTTGCTAAATAAGTTTAAGGGGGTGTTCTTAAAAAAAACGCCATCACTAATTAAAATGTAAGGTTAAAAGTATGACAGACTTAGAAAATATATATATCTGCTCCGTAAGATATTCATTAGGCAGGATGACTTATATCACAGGATTAGTGTCAGAGTATCTACAAAAGCAAAAATTATCAAAGCATTGCAAAAGAATAATGATAGAGGATATTAAAAAGTGTGATAATTATGGAATGGATTGTGATAAAAAAAGTTGGATGGACTTATTAAATTATTTAAAAAAATAATATGAAAAAAGAAATAACAATCGATGGAATAGTTTATGTCCCTAAAGAAAACAAAAAATACAAAAAAATACAGCTAGAAGAAAACACTTTTAGAGTAAGTTCAAAAGGTTGGAAAAAGATTATTGTAGGTGATAGGAATTATTTAGAAAATAAAAAAAAGGATATTTGGGAGTTTATTGACAATGATGAATATTATGGAGAACAATTATTTACATGGGATGCTGCAATAAGAGAAACAAAGAAAGCAAAGAAGAGAATGCCGACTGATGAAGAGTTTGGCATGTTAGAATTTAAAGATTTTAAGAATGTTAAAGGTACAGGATATCGGTATTCGGGCGGTACGTTTGGCAATCTTGGTTCGAACGAGTTTTTATGGTCGTCGTCCTTGAGTGCGTCGAATCCGTGGATGCGTCTCTTGTATTCGTCGCATGCCCATGTGACCCGTTACGATGGTTATTCTCGTGTGTATGGGATGTCAGTTCGTTGCGTTAAGGAATAATACTATGAAATATAATTTAAAAGTCAAGAAGATGAGTTTAAGATTATTAAAAAAAAATAAATGTGTGATAAGAAAAGAAAAAAGAAAAGAAAATACGAAATATTTGAAGATAATAGTTATTATAATATGTGGTGTGTAAGAAGTGTGGGAGATACACATTTTAATAATCATTATAGTTGGCATTTTCCTACAAAAAAAGAAGCAAAAATGTTTCTATCTTTAATAGAAAAGGCTTATTAATTTAAAACATAATTATGAAATTTACATTTCCTAAGATCAAAGAAGTAAGCACAGCAATAGGCAAGACTTCAGCTCTGAACCAAGTATACAAAATAAAAGAAGAAGTCTATGAGTTCCAGAACTCTAAGGGCAAAGAAAGAGATTTAGAATGTTTGGATGTACTACATTCAGTTGAGTCGCTTGTTAGAATGTATTTCAAAGGTCGAGAAGATGAGATAGATAGTTTGATTGAAGAGGTTATTAAGAAAAATAGAGATAGGGGTTATTATTAAATAAAAATAATTAATTTAAATAAAAATTATGAAAAATGATGAAGGGATTGTAGGAACTTTATTATTAGCTGTAGGAATAGTTATTGTGTTTTGTGGAACACCTTATTTAATAGGATACAAAATAGCTAGTTCAAAAAAAGGAAAGGTTGTTTGTGAGCCAATAATAAAAGAAAAGGTAGTTGAGGTGGAAAAGGAAGTTATAATCGATAACACGGACAATGAGAGCATTAATTATTGTTGGATACAAAGGAATGAGTTACAAGATGAGCTTGTAGATAAAAATAAAGATTTAAAGAAAACAGAGGCAGACTTATTATTTTTAGAAACACTAGTAAAAAAAGAACGAAGTTATAAAGATAATAGAATTGATGGCTGTGCAAAAGAATTAAACGATATAAGTATTAGTAGGGATGACTGCAGAAAACATGAGATTGAGTTGAGTGATAAGTTAGAAGAGTGTTATAAATAATAAATAAATTATGAGAAGTATAAAAACAGGAGGAGGTATATTAGTGGAGTTCAATGAACAATCAACTATTAATTTCTATGACAAAGAAGAAGAGCTTGTTTGTATGATTGACCCAACTGATTTAAGTAATATCTATGGGGCATGGTGTCAAATGGTTAAAGAAAGATTAGAAGAAAACAAAATTAAAAATAGTTAATACTACATGAAAGAATTAAATAAACAATTAAAGCAAATACTTGAAACGATAACGCCACATTGGGACGGTCAAGCTTATGTTGATATAATAGAAATAGAAAAAGCTATTAAAAGCAAATATAGAGATAAAAAGGAATATGTGATTAATAAATTTAATAAATAAAGTATGTTAAAAATAATTTATTGGGGAGTGGTCTTTTTAATATTGTTATATGGACACATATATCAATTAACCACTTGGCAAATAATAACAGGTATTGCAATGTATACATTTATATTTTGCTTAGGATGTTTCTTTTATATTGCTAACTTATGATAAAATTCAAAGAAGAAAACACAAAGCCTATAATAAGGCTTTCAGATATAACAGATGAAAACAAATTAAATGCACTGTTAAGAATTCAAGAAGGCTATGAAGTGTTTGAGTACGAATTAAGAATAAAACACCCATCTTATAATCTATTAATGCACGAGATAGACGAAATAGCGAGGAGGCTTTATTTGAAGAGTATTTAAAATTTATGGAAAATAATAAATACGACAATGTAAATAAGCCAAAGCATTATAATACACATTCTAGCGGAGTTGAGTGTATCCAAATAATAGAACATTTAGGATATTGTATTGGCAATGCTATGAAATATATTTGGAGGCATGAAAACAAAAACGGAATAGAAGATTTAAAAAAAGCTATTTGGTATTTAGAAAGGGAGATAAGTAAACTTGAAAAATAAAAATAGTGTGATATAATAGTAATATAATATAAAAATATGGACATAAATAAAATAAAACCATACGAGAAAAACCAAAAGAAACATCCCCTGAAACAAATTAAACAAGTAGCAGAAAGTATCAAGGCGTTTGGGTTTAATCAACCAATAGTCGTAGACAAGAATGGAGTAATTATAGTAGGGCACGGAAGATATGAAGCTAGTAAATTATTAGAATTAAAAGACGTCCCAGTATTAGAAGTAGACTTAACAGAGCAACAAGCTAAGGCTTACAGATTAGCAGACAATAAACTTAATGAGAGTGACTGGGATATGGATTTAGTGATTGAGGAGCTGAAAGGATTAGATGATGGACTATTAGAATTAACAGGGTTCGATAGTGATTTGATATTAGAACCAGATGCAAAAGATGACGAAGTGCCTGATGTTCCTGAAGAGCCAACAGCTAAGTTAGGTGATATTTATCAGTTAGGAAGAAAGGTTTTTTGTAAAAATTGTAAGCAGTGGCACTACCTTGATTAAATTGATGTGTGGTGATATAATAGTGATATGGAATGTAAAATATGCCACAAATTATTCGAACCACAACATTTTAATCAAAAAATGTGTTCTCTGGATTGTAAAAATGAGGCACGGAGGATAAGCAAGGAAAAATATAAAAAAACAGATAAAGGAATAAATGCAAATCAAAGGTGGATAAAGAGTGGGCGAAGAAATGAAAACGAAAAGAGATATAGACAAAAACCGAGAGCGAAAAAACTAGCGATAGAAAGAACAAGAAGATATTTGAAAGAACACCCAGAGGTATATAAAGAAAATTTAAGAAAACAGTCTGAAAGTAAGTGGTGGTTAAAAACAGAAGAGAGAGAAAGAAATAAGATAAATACTAAAAAATATAGACAAACAAAAAAGGGTAAGATAGCAAATAAAAATGGCAAGGCAAGAAGAAGGAGTTATTTGCAAGATGCAGGACGGTTTACATTAAATGAATGGGAATATATAAAATGGTTGTATAATTATAAATGTGCGATGTGTCAAAAAAAAGTAAAGTTGACAGTAGACCACATAATACCAGTGTCAAAAGGTGGTAGAAATGAATTTGAAAATTTACAACCATTATGTAAGAGTTGCAATTCAAAAAAAAGTAATAAAATAATATGATAACAAAGTGTAAAAATTGTAATAGTGAAATAAAATATCAAGAAAAAGATATTTTTTCCCATAGGATAATGTGTGGGGATAGCACTAAAGTTGAAGATGTTGAGAAGTTAATGGATGGGAAGAAAGCGGATATGGTATTTACAGACCCACCTTATAACGTAGATTACAAAGGGAAAGGAAAAAATACCAAAGAGGGGATATTAAACGATAAAATGAGTGACGAGAGCTTCGATGATTTTCTTGATAATTCCTTCTTGAGAATAAAAGAGTCAATTAAAATTAGTGCTGGTTGTTATATCTTCCATTCTCATAAGACTGCTTCAGAATTTGAAAGTTCAATAGAAAGAACAGGTTTCAAAATAGATACACAATTGATATGGAATAAGCCATCTGCTGGGATGGGAATGAATGACTATAAAACAAAGCACGAGCCTTTTTATTATTGTTATTTAGACAAGCAAAAAAAAGCGTTTTATGGCGACAGGACAGGTGCAACTGTTTGGAAAATCCCCTCAGAGCCACAAAAGGCGATGAAATGGTTTATTCGCAATATGAAAAAACAAGAAAAAGGCAGAACTACAATCTGGTCTATAAGTAGGGCTAACGTCAATGAATATGTTCATCCAACACAAAAACCAATAGAACTGATAACAAAAGCAATGCACAATAGTTCTAAACAAGAGGATATAGTGATAGACACTTTTCTAGGCTCAGGATCAACTCTTATAGCATGTGAAAAAACAAACAGAATATGTTACGGTATGGAACTTGACCCTAAATACATTCAAGTGATAATACAGAGATATATTGATTATACAAGCAATAAAGTAATTAAATTAAATTAAATATATGGCAGAAAAAAACGAGTATAATAAACAAAAAAATGCCAAATTAAACAAAGATACTGTAAAAAAATTGGAAGAAGTCTTTGCAATAGATGGTTCAGTAGAAGAAGCTTGTTATTATGCTAATGTTAGCAGACAATCTTTTTATACATGGATAAAAGATGACCCAAAGTTAAAAAAGAACCTTGACAGATTACGCAACAGACCAGTATTAAAGGCTAGACAAACAGTAAATAAAGGCATTGGAGAAAGCTATCAGAACGCAATGGATTACTTGAAAAGAAAGAAGAAACTTGAGTTTGGCGATACAAATAAAATTGAATTAGAAACTGTAGATGTAACAAAAAAAGAAAAGAAAACAGTAGGTGATGTTATAGGTAAGTTTTTAAATAAATGAAAACAATCCAAGATATACTTAACGGAAAAAACAAGCCAATGAAAAAGGCGTTGTTTTTGTTTTCTTCTCAAAACACATACGAAGAAATAATCTTTAAGTTCAACCTATGGAGTAGATACTTCTTTGCTAATTACTTTACTAGCGATGACGCACCATTTCATAATGAGATGGACACAAACAATCTAAAAGCCTATTACGGTGATATAGATAGCTTTACTGACGTTGTGTTTAGGGGCGGAGGGAAAACGGCTCGGACTAAACTCTTTGTTGCTTTTTTTATTGCCAATGACGAAGACCATACACGCAAATATATAAAAGTATTATCATCAGATGGAAAGAACTCAAAACAAATCTCAACTGATATTTATAACATGTTGATAACTATAAAAGAACTTTACCCAGAGATATTTGAAAAGACTATAACCAAAAGAGAAGAAACAATGAACTCTTTTACAACTACCACAGGGGTTAAACTTGTAGCTGGAACAGTAGGGACTGAACAGCGTGGAGCATTGCAAGAAGATAGCAGACCAGACTACCAATGGTTTGAAGATTTCGAAAGTAGAAAAACTATAAGAAGTAGTGTAATTACTAAAAGTATATGGGATAATATGGAAGAGGCTAGAACAGGTGGAGCTAAAGACAGTCCTTGTATATATACATGTAACTATATTAGTGAGGCAGGTAATGTCCACAAGCTAGTGCATAAAGAAAATGACAGAAATGTTGTGATGATAGTGCCTATTATAAAAGATGATGTTATATCTTGGGATAGATACACAATGGAAGACATAGAACAAATGAAAGAAATAGATGAAGACTTCGCAGGTGAGAGGATGTGTGAACCTAGTGCAGGTAAAGATATATATTTCGATAGACAGAAACTTGAAAAGATGGAAATTAAAACACCTATAAGAATATCAGCAGAATTTAAAATATATCACGAGTTTAACCCAGCACATAGAATAGGAAGCGGTCATGATGTAAGTGGTGGAATAGGCTTTGATAGTAGCACAAGCGTATTTATAGACTTCTCAACAGTACCAGCAAGAGTGGTTGGAACTTTTGCAAGTAATACAATAAAGCCTGAAGCTTTTGGACACGAGGTATACAGAGAGCAAGAGATGTTTGGCGGTTGTATATCAGCAGTAGAGAATAACTTTGGAACGGAAGCTATACAAGTGTTAAAACAAAAAGACGCTAATTTATTTACAACGAAAGCGAGAAGTGATATTATAGAGGAAGGAGAAGAAACACGCTACGGTTGGAACACTAACACATTGTCTAAGGGAAACATGCTACAGGCTTTGTTTAGTGCTTTAGAGGATGGATTGCTAGAGTTATCAGATAAAGACTTAATACAAGAGGTTAAGAGCTACACAAGGCATGATTCGATCGAGAATGTAAAAGACCCAAGACTAACTACAAGGCACTTTGATTTAGTTATGGCGTGTTTTGTAAAAGGAACGAACATTTTAACGGATAAAGGACAAAAGCCAATAGAGGAGATTAAAGTAGGGGATATGGTAATGACAAGGAAAGGATATAGAAGAGTTAAAAATAAAATACAGCATATTAAAAAGGTTATTTCAAATATAGGATTAACAGGAACGCCAGATCACCCAGTTTTTAGTAATAATAACAAAATAAAAGATTTAAAAGATATTACATATAAAGATAAATTATATATATGGAACAAACAAAAAATAGAGAGACTATCGTATATAAAGGCACAAAATATCATAGATACCCAGAATCGAAGTATAGAAACCATAGATTGTACTTCATGGGAGGAGCAAAATGGAAAGTTAGTGCTGTTTACTTACATAGAAAAATTTGGGCTGATATGTTTGGAGAAATTACTAAAGGGTTTGTCATACATCATAAGGATGGGAACGCAAGTAATAACAAAATTGAAAATCTTGAAATGCTTTCTAGACGAGAACATATGCGGAAACACATGGAAGACGAAGGAAGAAAAAAGCAAGTTGGGGAGTGTCTTAAGAAAAACAGAAGTAAAATCAACAAAGGAATACGAGAATATTATAAAAACAAAGAAAAAACAGAAACAGAGTGTCCGTTTTGTAAAAAGATTTTTTATGCGGTTGCAAAAAATGCTATATACTGTTCAGGAAGATGTTGTAGAAAAGCTAGAGAAGAAAAAAATAAAAAACCAAAACAAACAAAAACATGTGAAGTATGTAAGAAACAATTTGAAACTAGAATCCCACATCAAAAAAGATGTTCAAAGGAGTGTAGCTCGAAAAGGAGGAGAGTATCAATTAGTTTACAACATAGAAGTTGAAGGGGTGCATGAGTATTTTGCCAATAATATATTAGTACATAATTGTTGTATAGCTTGGCAAATGAAAGACTACGCAAGAGAGCCTCATGATGATTTTAATAAATTAATGGAAAACAACGAACACGCATACGATGAAAACGAGTATGAATAATTAATATAAAAATTATGGAAAATTTAGTAATTAACAATTTGATTTCAGAGATAAGCACTTATGAAAATGAGCAAATAGACATTACTGATAAAGTGAGTTTTAATCAATTTGAAACAATTAAAAGAATAACCACTCATCAAAACAACGGATTTACAAAAAGAAGTAACAAAAAAAGATTCTTCTTTAATATAGGAGATAGTAGAGTTGATACTGGAGTTAAGAAGATTGATTTAGATACTAAGAATATTGACTTAACTGTTGTAAATGGGGAATTTCAAAAAGAAACATTTTTTTTAAAGAACGAGAACAAACAGTTTATGAAAGACACTCATCAAGGAGAAGTTTTAAATGATACAGTAGAACAATTTGTTGATATGGGAAATGTAGTAGCAAGAAAGAGCGACAAAGGGGCATTTCAAACAGTAAACTTAAAAAACTTAAAACTATCAGACATTACAGCCAGAAGTCTTGAAGAAACAAATGTCATTGAGGAATTTAAATATAATATAACAGAGTTTAGAAAAGAAGGAAATTTAAGAGATTGGGAAAATGTAGACTTATCAATTAAAGAGTTTACAGATGAAAAGAATACAGATGTTTATGTTTATTCTAGATATGGTGAGATGAGTGTAAAGGATTTTAAAGAGGCACAAGGTAAAACAGCAACGGTAGGAGATGAAGATAAGTTTATCCAAACAGTATTAGTTGCCTCAATAGATAAGCCAAGGTCAAAGGGATATATTAAATATGAAGACGCAAACTTTGGTCATATATTGTTTATAGAAGAGAATGAAGGAGAAGTTAAAGAAGACGGCAAGACTTATTATAAGCCATACAAAGAGGCACACTTTGGAAGTTATCAAGGTAGGTGGTTCAGAAAAGGGTATAGGGAGATGTTGTTTGATTATCAGGATAGGGCTAATATCTTGGGGAATAATATCTACGAGGCTATGAAATGGAGCAATCTTCATATTTTATGGAGTAAAGATAAAGGATTAGCAGGTAAGAATATTTTTAAATCATTACAACAAGGGGATATTATAAAAGCGCAACATTTAAATGTGTTACCGCTAGAAGAAAGAAACCTATCAGCACAAATTAATGAGTGGAATAGGTTAATGGACTTATCAGACAAAGCAACACAAAGCTTTGAAGTAGCAACAGGGGAGAGCTTGCCAAGTGGTACTACTTTAGGAAGTATGAGAATTCAAACAACTGTGGTAGGACAATTCTTTGAATATAAAAGAGAGAAATTGGGGCTATTCTTTAAAGATATTTATAATGACTGGGTAATTGATGAATTAATTAGTAGAATAAACAAGGAACATTTTTTAACTATATCACCTGAATATTATGAACAGTTTTTTGAGATAGCAAGTGAAATATGGTTAGCAGAGAACTATTTGAAAGTTATGGCACTATCAGGGCAAATGCCAACTAAACAGTCAACGGAAATGGCAAAACAAATGTATAAAGAAAGTCTAAAAACAAAACCACAAAAAGTCTTTAAGTCTATAAGAGATTTTTATAAAAATATTAAAGTTAAGTTTGATATAGTGATAACAGGTGAAAGCATTGATAAACAAACAGCAGTAAATAACGAAATGGCACTATTGCAATACATAGCGAACCCTACGATAATGCAAAATCCAACTGCTAAAGCTTTAATTGACGATATAGCTAATAAAGTGGGTGTAAATATACAAGCACAAGAAACACCAATGCAACAACAAATACCGCAACAAGCACCAGTACCACAAATACCACAGGCAGAATTAACAACAGGGGAAACTAAACCAGAAGTAGTATGATAGACTATAATAACAAGAAAGAAATAAGAGAAATAAAGAAAATCAAGGAATATCCTAACTGGAAAGAATACGAAGGATATGTAAGAAATGAGTTGAAAAGCTTAAAAAATTTGCACAATATCAAGGATATGGTACAATTAGAGGGAAACAAGAAGGCAATCAAGATCATAGAAGATATATTGCTATTTATTAATTAGATTAATTGGCTTGTCTTAGTCAAGCATAAAAACTATGGAAAAAGAACAAAGACGAGGCTTAAGCAAAAAGGTAAAAGCTGTTAAAAAAGCAAAACCTCAAAGCAATTCAGATGAAAGACTGGATAAACTAGAACTCAGACAGATTGACGGTGATTTGAGTAGTGAACAAATCTCTGACATTCTACTTATTAAAAACACAAAGGGTTTAGACAATGTCAATGACGCTTATAAAGAACCTATGGTACAAGCATTCTTAAACGCTGAAAGAAGTAAGAATGATAAAAGGCAAAAAATTGATAAAGCTGTCCCTTTTTCACAAAATCGAAACGCTGGAACTGTTAAGACAAAAAAAGGCGTCTCTAATGGTGGTAGAGATTGGATAAAGAAAATGCCAAGCGAAAACACTCAAGAGGTAGCCGACGTATTAACAGAACGGTTTTTTGATTAATTTAGCTTATGGCTGATGTATTAGATAATTCATATAACCAAAATGGATTAAGAGAAGATTTGATTGATTTAATCACAAATATTTCTCCAACAGAAACACCTATGCTTTCTAGGTTTGGTAAAAAGAAAGCAACAGGAAAATACCACGAATGGCAATCTGACTCTTTGGCGGCTGCAGCAAGTAATGCAATCGTTGAAGGATCTGATAGTGATTCAGTTGCACCAGTAGCAACAGTTAGAACTGGAAACTATACACAAATTTCAAGAAAAGTATGGAGAACTACTGATACTATGGAAGCAGTTAAAAAGGCTGGTAGAGTAAGCGAATTTACTTATCAAATGGCTAAAAAAATGAAAGAATTAGCTAGAGATATGGAGTACGCTATTGTAAATGGAACTGGAAACAGTGGAGCAAGTGAAACAGCAAGAGAATTAAAAGGTGTATTGTCTTGGATTGCTACTAATGTTGAAACTGGAACAGGTACAGGTGATGAGGAATTAACTGAAACAATGTATAATGACTTATTACAAACTATTTACAATGAAGGTGGAAATCCAAATGTTACTTATGCTAATGGATTCCAAAAGAGAAAAATCTCAAGTTTCTCAACTCCAAATACTAGAAACATTAATACAGAAGACAAAAGATTGATTGCGACTGTAGATGTTTATGACAGTGATTTCGGATTACAACAAATTATTCTTGATAGATACATGCCAACTGATACAGTTGTATGTTTAGAAGAGGACATGTGGTCAGTAGCACCATTGAGAGAAGTTAAATACAAAGAACTTCCTGATAATGGTGGTGGTCCAAAAGGACAAGTAGAAGCAGAGTATACAGTAGAAAGTTTAAATGAGAAAGCAAGTGGAAAAATCACAGGTTTGACTACAGCTTAAATATTGCAGAGGCGGACTAATACTCCGCCTCTTTTGAAAATTATGTTTGATAAACTATTACAAGATAAAGATTTAAATAAAGTTGCTAGAACTGTAAAGAAATTAAAGCAATGGAAAAAAAACAGAGAAACATTATATAACAATTATGATGTTAGAGATTACAACGCAACAAGAAAGTTGAGCCAATTAGAGGCTGACAATAGCACTAATAAATCAATGAAGAAAGTTTATAGTGTCCCTATGGATATTTACATGAACAACCCTGAATACTGGGATGATATAATTAAAAATAGAAAGTTTGACAAACATCCAGAATGGAAGATAGAAAATAAATCTAAAACAATAACTTTTAACTCATGAATATATTAGCAATGAATGTAGGAAGAGATGGTTGTTCAGGATATAGAATATTAAACCCAGTTAAAGAACTCAAAAAAATAGAAGAACATCAAGTATTCCAACTAGACGGAAAAGAAAATCCTAATGAAATGTTAGAGTTAATTGAAGGTTCTAATGTTTTAATTTTTAGACAGGAACATATTAGATTATTTAATTTTATAAAAGAAAAAATAGATACCTCTAAAAAACTATTAGTAATTGACATGGACGATGACATTTTTAATACATCACCCTTTTCAGAGACTTATAGATGGGGAGGGGTAAAAGATGTGGAATGGCAAGGTAAGAAACTATGGGAGGACGGAGAAAATGACTTTAGAATAGAAAGAAATAAAAAAGCGTTAGATGAAGTAGT